CCTTGACCATCGCGGCGACCGTCATCTCGAACTCGCGGTACAGCGTGTCAACGCGGCCCTGCGCGTCGGTAGCGATGCAAAACTCGCCAGTCGTGACGGGGTAGTGGTGGATGACGTTCTTGAAGTCGGGCAGCACGATGCTCGTGGCCGTACCGAACGCGCCGAGTTCCTCGTACATCGTGTGCAGGGCGCGGTAGGTGTTGGACTTCTGGAAGACCAACTGCATGCGGCGCGTCACGTCATCGAGCCACAACTTGACGGGCTGGTAGGAGTTCAGTTCCGGGTCGGCGGTTGCCAAGCGGAACCACTGCCGTGCCGGGCTGGTCGCGCCAGCCATCATGCCAGCGCCGAGCGTGCGCAGTGCGCGGGTGCCGGTGTTGTCGTAGATGTTGTTGTGCCGGCGCCAGCCCTTGTCGCGGTCCTGGCGGAAGTAGCGCCCGTTGCGCGGGAGCAGGTAGGTCGTGATCTCCTGCCAGTGCGAGAGCCACGACGCCCGCTCAGACTTGAGCTGCCCCCATCGCGTGAACAGCTTGTCGCGTGTCGGTGCGCTGGGGTATGACTGTGCGTCGCCGGTGTATTCGCTCACGATTACCCTCCGAGGAGTGAACTGCGCCCGAGCGCCAGGTCCTGCGGGTTGACGCCAGTCGGTCCAGTCAGCATGGTGCTGGTCGGTCCGCCACCTGCGCCTTCCGCTGCGCCAGCCATGATCTCGCCCATGTTGGGCTGCCGGCGGTTGGCTGCGGCCATAGCCTGGGCGCTGCGTCGCTGCTGCGATGCTGCCTGTGCGCTCGCCTGCGTTTGCGCTTGCCGCTGCTCGCCGAGCGCCTGCTTCTGCGCCTTATCGGCCCGTTCTCCAGCGTAGATGGAATAACCGGCACCTGCTGCCGCTGCGGCTGCGCCTGCAACCGCCGCACCAGTTGCTGCTGCCGTAGCAGCAGACGCCCCTAACGCTGCACCGAGTGCTGTGAAAGCTGCCATGTCAAATCTCCTTGGAATGCATCCGCTCGGTCAGAGTGTAACCCATGATGCCGAGGATTCTTGCGGCAGGTGTCTCATCTCGCCCATTCATCACCAGATCGCTCATCGCCACGTACTTCAAACCGCGTTGCTTGGCCTCTCCCTCAAACGCCTGCATGAGCCTGATGCCAGCCATGCCACGATGCGCAGGATCAACCCACCACGCGAGCTCAACGGCGGTCTGAACGTGCGGCGCAAACCAAAGCGGACCGACCACGCCAAGGATGCCGCCGATGATGCGCTCAACGTCAACCGCAACGAACGACACGCCACAGTCGATGACCGCGCTTATACCGTTCGCTAGTTGCTCGTCGGTCAGGTTGTCGTTGATCGCCCGGTACTCGCTGTACTGGATGAACGATCTGCCCATCGTCAGCAGCGCAGGAACGTCATCGCGGGTTGCTAGTCGGATCATTCCATGCCCTCGTATGGGTCGTAGTCGCCTGGCCGAGTGTCGATGCGGTCGCGCACCTCGCGTGGGAACTGCTTGCCGACGGGGAACGCGAACGTCAGAGCCAGCGCGTCGGCGATGTCCGGGCTGGCCCCGCCCTGTAGCCGGCGCTTGATGTCGTCCTTGGATTCGAGCACGCGCCTGCCGTTGGAGTCGTACGAATACGTGGGGGTGGCGAGTTCGGCCTTCAGGTACGGGTCGTTGGGAATCGAGCCGCCCTGCTCCATCCACTCGCGCATCGTCCACCACATCTCGGTGCGCTTGTTGACGAACAGGCCGGGGTTGTTGGCCTTGCCGCCGAAGTTGATCTCGACGATCCCGTAGCCCAACTGGCGCAGCCGGTCGATCACGCCGGCCCCGCCGCCGACGTCGATGAACACACCGTCCGGGTCGCGCTCCTCGATGACGTTGGCGACACGGCCAGCCAGGCTCATGTTGTCGATGCCTCGGTAAATCTGCGGCTCGAACACGACGAGCCCTTGGCGCAGCACGATCACGCTGCGGTCGTCACCGAACCGGGCAGGGTCAACGCCAACGACCAGCGGAGCGTCCACGATGTCGCCGTCGGGGTACTTGCGCCGTGCTGCCGCCTCGGCGTCGGACAGGGTAATGAGCTGGTCGTCGCCGGCTGCGCTGAAGTCACACAGGTACTCACGAGCGAACGCCGTTTCGGGCATGTCGCGGCGCAAGCGCTTGACCTCGTCACGGTCGATGGCGTCCGTATCATCGACGGTATAGAGGGCAGACCACCAGTCCTCGAGGCCGTTGGAGCGGTAAAAAAGCTCGCTGAACAGGTTGATGCCAGACGGCGTTCCAATGAACATCGCCCAGCCCTTGCGGTCGGACAGGGCAGGCTGCACGATGTCGGTCCAGACCTCGGGCTTGATCTGGGCAACCTCGTCAATTACGCAGCCGTCGAGACGGACGCCGCGCAGGGCGTCGGGGTTGTCGCCGCCGAACAGGCGAATGGTCGCGCCGTTGTGTTTGAACACGACGGCCAGATCCACCTCGTTGATGTCGATGGCCCCGGTCGTGCGCATCGGGCGAAGCTTGTCCTTGAGACGCGCCCAAGCGATGGCCTTGGCCTGGCGAAGGAACGGTGCGATGTACACGTAGAACCCGAGCGGCTGCTTGCATTTCAGAGCCTTGTCAAGAAGCTCCATGATGGCGAGTTCCGTCTTGCCAGCACGTCGGTGCAAGGCGAGAACGGTGAACCTCTTGCGCTTCAGGTGACATTCCCGCTGCCACTGGCGCGGGTTGTAGTCAAGACTTATCGGCACTTGGCACGCCCGTGATGACGGTCAGGTTCACGCCGCCGGCGTGGTCGAGCCCGACCCTGTCGCCGTACTTCTTGGGGTTCCACTTGGCGAGGAGCTTGAGCCGAGTCTCAACCTGGAGGCGACGCCATGCCACCTCGACCTGATCGGCAGGCTGTGTGTCGGCCAGTTCCTTGCACTCGTCGGCAATCACATCGTGCCCGTCCTCGCGTGCGCGTGCGATGCGTCTAGCAAATTCTTCATCCTTGTCGAGCCACAGATACACCGTATGGAAATCTGGCTTGCCGTCCAGCCTGCACCATTGCCGTAGTGGCTTGCCTGCGGCCAGCCATGCGACGAGTTCGTTGGCCAGGTCTTGCGGTACGGGCTCTGGCGGGCGTCCTACCGGGCGCGGCGCTTGGCTGCCTTCGCCTTGTCCGCCCGCACGAACTTCTTTGCGACGGACATAGGGACGCCGGCCTTCTTTGCGAACGACCGGGAGTGCGCTGCCGCCTGCATCAGGCGCTTCTGTGCGGGTGATTTGCTTGGCATCAGGTTTCATTCTTGTATGAAAGGTGGATTTCCAGTCCAACGGATTCGGCGATGGCAATTGCGCTGGCGAGGTTGCATCCCTTGCGCCTGATCTTGGGAGCGTCAGAAAGCAGGCACCGCACGTTGTGCGCTGCCATGCGGTCCTCGGCGTCCATGCGAACAGCCAGCGCGTTGGTGACCTGTCCGGTCTGTGCCATGTGCTCGCGCACGGCGGCCTTCCAGTCATCGAAGCTTCGTACGATCATGGCGTGATTATATCAGTCCTTGGTGCTGTTTATGCCGAAATCTTGGATAGTTGCCGCCCACACTAGGCGTGGTGTGCCTGGCCCCATCCACCGTGCCTCGATCTCGTCTGTAACAAAACACCTGGCTTCGACCTGGGTCATGCCCTGATCGTCGCGTAGGCGGGCTGCGATCATGTCCGCGCTGTAGACGACCACGGGCGGCCCTGCCTCGCCGGCTCGAGGGTAGTGAACGCCGAGGATGCAGTCATCGAGGCCCGCCAGCAGCACCTGCTTCCCCGACGACTTGCGCTTGCGTGCCATGACCGGGATTGTACGGGGCGGCGAGTCGTGCCCTCCACACGGCTGCGATGTTCCGGACGCTCTTGTCGGCGAGATCGTTGCGCACGACGGTCGCTGGGGATTGACCGCCTTCGAGGTATTCGGCGAGCCATCGTCGGTACATGGCGTCGGCATCGCCGTCGGACAGTCCGTTCGTGCGCAGTTTGGCGAGCGTGAGCTCGCGCTCCTGCTCGACCTTGGCGGTCATCACGGCGATCCCGTCGGCGATGACCTCGTCCTCGGTGACGGCCCTCTGCTGTCCGTCCTCCCCCTTGACATACCAATCCCCCGCCCCCGCCCGTTCGACCCGTGTCCGCCAGGCTGGCTCGCGCATCAGCAGACGTCGCATCGCGTCTCGAGGAAGGGGGGTAGGGGGGGTTTTGTTTGTAGTTGTGGTTGTGGTTGTAGTTGCTGAAGCCACCCTAGTAGGGTTGCTTGAGCCACCCTGCGTTTCCGCTGGTAGGGTTGCTTGAGCCACCCTAGTAGGGTTGCTTGAGCCACCCTTGTTTTTGGCCCCAGAACGGGCTTCTGCACCCCTTCGGCCTGCCTCAACCGCTGCGGTGTGCCGGCTGCGAGCCTTCTCGCGCTCGACCTCCATGCGAGGGTGGACGAGGGTGGCTGGCAGGGTGGCTTGAGCCACCCTAACCTCGAACCTAGACCTCAGAACCGACCAGTCTGCATCGGTCAACTGGCATCGAGTCATCGCCTGACAAGCTTCCCGGTCGTCCGGAATGCCTCCGTTCGTCCAGGCGTACATCAGCATCTGGGTGTACGCCCAGCCCTGCACCGGGGTCAGCATCGCCGTACTCACGAGGAAGTCGGTCGGGTACATCGAGAACCAAGGCAGATCCGTCGCCATGCCGCAATCCTGTCTGTCCGCCATGTAGCGGACGAATGGGAAAATCCGGGGCGAAGCGCGGGAGCGGCTGGAAGCACCGCGCCCCGCCACCGGAGTCCGAAATGTTGAGCGATTCCAGCCGCTCGTCACGCCATTGTAGCGTGTCATTTCATCGGCTGCTGGAGCAAATGCACTACACATCTGCACATCTGTATTCGCTTTACGCCTATTCACGCATCCTCACGCATATTCACGCTTGCACGCTACAAAACTGTGCTACATTGGCGTGCGACATGGAACCGCTTGCCGTTGCTGCGGCAAGCACAGACTTGACCTCCGCCCGGCTGCAACCGGGCGGTTGTCATTTTGGGCGGCTCACGCCTATTCACGCATCATCACGCCCATGCCAGCGATTGCCGAAACGCATACAAACTGTATGCACATCAGCAGTTACAAGCATGGGACACAACGCCTGAGCGTCTGTCCCCGGCGGCAGGTTCGTTACCCCAATGTTCCGGCGCTGCGGCGTACCTCGCGGCCTTCAGGCAGCACCCATGTCGGCAGTCGAATCCGACGTCACCGCGCCCCTATCCTACCCGCATGCGTCACTGCAACCTTCCCTATCACATTTACGTCAACATCAACAACGTGGCGCTCGGGCCCGAGATGCCAGCCGGCACGACACGCGGGATACTGCACGGGATCTACTGCCGGCCCGGACAGGCCATCATGGGACACGTCCTGCTTGAGAGCGGAGCGCACTGGTCTGGGATGCTGTGGCATCTGATGAGCACCGGGTACACGTTCATGGAGCAGGCGCTGACGTTGCAGCCGTGGGGTGCGATGGGCGAGGACATCGAGGCCTGGCACTGTCACTACCTAGAGGGACTAGTGTGCTCGTCAATCCGAGGAGTGGCATTGCACGGTCGTCACACCGGGATCATGATCGACTGGCGGGACGGGTTCAGCAGGTACCCAGACGAGCACAAGCCGCTCAACATGGTGCACCTGAACGGCGGCCAGTTCGCGCTGCTCCCGAACAACTACCTGATGTTCAACGACAAGCACCTCGTGCGCCCGGCAGCACGTCCAACCGTCAGCAACTACCGGCGCAACTCTGAGGTCATTTGGGGTCCGTGAGCCGGTACCCCAGTTTCCACAGCAGGCGGCTGATGTCGTTGGCGGTCGAGGCGACGGCGTCCTCGTCGAGCTCCGGCCTGGCGGCGTGCAGCGCCTCGTGGATGATGGTGTCGAGCATCTCGTGCTCTGACTGACCACGTCGTATGCGGATGATGCGCGTGTCGGCGCTGTCGCCGTGCTCGACCTCACCGAAGTTGGTGAGGTGATTCACGAAGCGGAACACCCAGTACCGTTGGCCCAGGCGCACACGCATGGTGGTTCACTTGAATCCGCGCTTCATCGCCTTGTACGCGGACGGGCTGACGGTGCTCTTGGACTTGGGGCGGCTAGTGCCTGCGGCCCGACGAGCGTTGATGTTTGCGTACAGGCCGCGCTTTGCTGCTTTCTTTGCCATGTTCATTTCCTCGAGGTCTTGCCGCTGCACTTCCACTTCGCACGCGAGAGCCGCAGCGGGCTGTTCGGATCTCGTGCCGCCTTGGGGTGCTGCTTCATCTGCGCGAACGAGCGTGCGCAGTATGCGTCACCCTTGGCGGTGCCAGGCTTGATGCGGTCGCCGCCGCCCTTGGCCTTGCCGGCCTGACCGTAGCTCACAGTGCGGGTGCGTCCGGTTTCCGGGTTGCGGACGGTCTTGGCGAATCGTTTGCCCTTTGCTGGTGTCGGCATGTTTTCTCCTATCTGTCCTTCTGAAACGGTCAGTTGCGGCGATTGTATGAATCCCACAGTAGACCCAAACACATTACAACCGCAACGGCAGTTGCAACGCTCATTGTGCTTCCCTAACTTCGTACCGAAGTCTACGCGCTGGTGTTCCGTTGACCCGAGCATGATCCATGTAGAACCGAAGCCAGAGCGCACCCTTGGGCTTCGGCGGCATGCCCTTCTCGACGGCCCAACCGTTCTGCTCGCTGAACTCGTCCTTGTAGCCGGGGCTGCGTACGTGCATCACGCGGTCGAGGTATGGTCGCCCGTTCAGGGTAAGCCGTGCCCGCTGGATCGGCATAATCCATTCGTCGTGAGTGTGCCCCGTCCAGATGATGTCGGCGTCGGGAAGGTAGACGGCCATGCGTGCGGTCTGGATCGTGCCTCGAGTGACTGGGCCGCCGCCGCCGTAGCCGTGGTGCATGTACATGACGATGCTGTTTCCGACGACCTGCCGGCGTTCCTTGTCGCGCACGAGGAATCGCACCCAGTTCGCGTAGCTGCCGGCGTACGCCTGGCAGGCTGGGTTACGCGCCTTCAGCGCCTCGACGAGCCGCTCGTTCATGTCCGTTTCGCATCGACGCTTGACAGCGGTTTCGTGGTTACCTGGCGCGAACAACAGCGCCATGTCGGCATTGGGCCCAACGTAGTCGGCGGTCGTTCGGATGACTGCATCGAGGTACTTGCCCTGCTGGTGCTCAGGCCGGCAAGCGGACGTGTCGCTACGCAAGTCAAATTTCCCCTGCATGAGGCATAGGAAATCCCCGTTGCTTAGCCAACGCGCATTGCGCTCCCGGCACTGGCGCAAATGCCGGTCAAACATGGAGCGATCTGCATGGGCGTTATCGATGTGCGCATCGGAAACGAGCAGGAATTGCTGCTCCCACGATGCTGATGGCACGCGGCTCTCATCGTCGCT